TCATTCTCTTTCTTCTGTCGTTCGACAAGGATTGAAGATAGTGAGTCAGAGAATTGAGCTAAGCCCTTAGCGCCTTCAGCAACTTCCTGAGCTGCCTGTCGGTCACGTTGAAGGATTGCATTGCTTTGATTATCAAGCTCTCGTACACGTTGTTCGTTTAATTGTTCTAGTTGATTAGAACCAAGGTCTACTTGTGCCGCTTGGAACTGACCACCTTGATTAAATGATTGAAAGGAAGCGGTCATAATTACTGTGTGTAGCTAAATGAACTTGGAACGTTTCCAAAGGCAAATGAAGAAGGAGTAAAATTAGTACTAAATGACGGGCCAGCACCAAACTGCGCGGCACCACAGTCCTAGTTATATGAGTTAGCGAATGCATTTGATGTATTGAATGCGTTTGGCATACCTGGCTGAGGAGGAGCACTAGGAAGGGGGCCAACGTCTGGTGCCTTTAGGCTGCCATAAGTAGAAATTCCACTACCAACTGCACTAGCTATTCCTCCAATAAATGACAGGTTGGCCGCAGTCATATCCACATTCGGCTTGACAGGGGGTACCCCAGGTTGTGGTTTGAATTGAACCTTTGCGTAAGCACCTCTATTAGTAGTACGAAGCTTCTCTCGAATACCCTCAACTCTGCTCTGATAATTCTCATGAGCACGTAAAAGATTTGATGTAACTAATGCTTGACTTCTACCAAACTTGGCAAGGTTACGTGCCTCACGTCGTTTTGCAGTTCTACCTGTTCCGTAGTTCCTTCCATTCTCCATAAGGCGAGTAAAGGCTTCTAAACCAGCAGTATCAGCTTGTTTAAATAGATTACTTAAACGGGTTTGCTCATCTGCATAACCCCGACTAGCTGTCAAAACATTCTCTTCAACAGTGGTGTCGAACTCGGCAAGCCTTGTTCCATACAGGACGCGTTGCCCATCCCACTTGATTGAACGTATCTGTAGCTGTCTTTTGTAGTTGTTTACTTCAGCAGTTTTCTGGTCAGCAGCGGATTTCAGTCCGCCGACGGCTGACGCCGCCCCGCCGACGGCCATTGCTATTCCCCCGATTACTGGATCGCACACGGCAAAATTCTATAAAGGTTAAGTTGTTAGGACCATGAGTTACTTCACGAAGAAACTTGAATCCAAGGAATCGAAGAAGCTTGAGATGAACTACATTGCGTTTATCGCAAATATTCCACAGCATCTTCTCTGTTCTACTTTCAATAAGACGTTTACATTCACGTGCAAAGGTCTTTGGATAGTTGTGTATTTCAGGAGTGCATAGCATCCAGATCCCGTTCTCGGGACCTACTCCTCCAGCCGCACCCCATTTACCATTAGGCATCATGAAGGCTGCTGAGTCTGTGTAAGAAGCCCCTGCAAGCAGTGCCAGCAGAGGATTATGACCATGCCCTTCAGTTATCTCCTTATGGTCTTCAGGGCGTAAATTAGAGGCCACATGCATAGCGACCTCTTTAGTTAGTGGATAAATGTACTTAGACATTCTTGTAGTATTTGGGTGAATAATCACCTTCCCAAGTCATAGAGATAAGTGTTGCGGGAAGAGGTGAATTAGATTTGATTGATAAGCTAAAGTTATCATTCTTTTCGTATACAGGTATGGTGCCAGTAAACTCATCTTCTACTTGCACATCAGCGATTAAGTACTGGTTGTATGTACTAGAGGTGAAGTCATCTACATAATCAACCTTACCAGTTCTTTTCACAGTTGTTTCATACTGACCAAGACGACCAAACGAAGGCTTAATGCGATGAACAACTAGGCTTCCCCGCTCTTCGTTAACAGTACGTTCGCCAGCAACCTTCTGCACAAAGAACCTAGGGAAGTCAATCTGCATCGTGTATGCATACCCAAAGGTCAGTGAGGTCTCGTTGCCAGGCACGATCACAGTTGTACCGCTAGAAGGAACATCAACATCAAGGACTATGAGACCGTCAGCACCTGGCTTAACAGCTACCAGATTCACAGACTTATCTGCGATACTACTAATCCAGCTCAAGTTAAAGCTGGTCTGTTTTGTGGTGCTGTTGTAACTACCACCAGTAGCAGCAACGTAGTTATCCAGATGGACTATATACTCCTCACTATTTTCAACGAACGTAGCGTCGTCATCTCTGATTAGGTTGATCTTCTGTAAGAAGTTCTGATCATCAACAAAGATGTACGTGTCATCCACACAGCAGTGATAGACAATAGGTCGTGTGAGCTTCCAACGGAACCAGGACGACTGGATCTGTTTGTCAGCTACGTTGAAGTACTTGTAGCCAAATAACTCATCACTGTTCTTCTTACCAAAGAAGATAGTAGTGTTCTCACGTGAGTCAGCAAGCAAATCAATATCCTTACTTAATGCAGTTGATACAGTTTTGCTCAGCTCATTAACGTTGGGCTCACCCTCACGTGCCACGTTTGACATGACAAAGAATCGGGTATGAGCACCTGCATTATCTAAGAAGCCAGCCACAGTTCCAAGAGAGAACGGTGGTACAGAAGTGTTGTAGTTGTACGTACTGATGCTGCTAAGACGTGCAGTCTCAGGATTTAAAATATCTGAGTCTGTAGCAAGTAGGAATTGTTGGTTTCCTGCAAATACAATTAGACCAGTGTTTACTTCAATAGCATCAAATAAGATAGCAGGATACTTAGAAGAACAACTAATGTCGATGGGGTCAGTGCCTGAAACTGTAAGAGCAGTATTGACAAAGAAGTTTCCCAGGTCACCTGGTTGGGATAGAATGACGTTCTCATCACTTAAGAAAGCAAGTCGGTTACGGAAGAACAGAACCTTGTTTATCGTCTTTCCGATATAACTAGGCTCAGGGTTTGTATTGGTATCACCAACAGTGCGCTTTGCATAATCGAAACGCTTGACAATGAATTGACCATTACCTTGACGTTGGATCACGGGAGGTACTGTCAAAGGATTGATGGTGTCAGCAATCCCAGGCTCGGCACACTCGACCCAACTACCAGGACCAGATCCACCACCATTACCTTCAAAGCGCAAGTAGTAGTCGTCATCAGTAGAGCTACTGTTAGATACCTTGACGATGTATCCGTGCTTGCATTGAAACGGCAGACCAGTCACGTCGTTCACCTGGTCGGTGATGACGCTCATTAGATCAGTGTTTTGTGCTTCGACAGTGAAGTTAACTGTGTTGCTGTAGAAGTAGATCCCGTTACCGATAACTTCAAAACCGATGTTTGTTCCAGATAGCTCAGAGGTGATACCACCAAGAATGCTGTCAGGAGTGACATTGGTCTGCTGGTCAAATGGTGTCGGGTCAGGACGTACAGCTTTGATTGATGCACGTACTTGGACGGTTTCTATCTTGTCAACATTGATCGGATAGTCCTTACCTTCCAACGTCACAGTGCCTGCACTACCAACAGTCCAGCCTTCTCCACCGTGAAGCAGGTCAAGCCTATGGCTATAGGTCCAGGTGTAATCAGCAGCTTCAGGTGACTCATCGTTGTGACCAGGAGTAGGACCCTGTTGCCCTGTTACCGTGAGTCGGAACACAAGGTTGGTAGCACTACCTTGGTTCTTAGTAAATACTTTCGTACCTACAAAAGGACAATGACCATTGTTACCACCAAAGGATGAGTAACCCTCACCAGTTGGGTTTGCAGCTACCTGAGTTGCAGTACGAATAGTAGTAGTAGAACTTGATGTCGGGTTATGGATGTTGAGCCCATACTGACGACCGTTCTGTGTACGCTTCAGCTCGATAAAGGCTGAATAAGTGTGAGGTTTTTCGTCAGTCTTTGATACGGATGTTGGCTGCATAGCAGCAGTCACATTCCGATTGACAGCAAAGGTACTGTCATTGATAGTCGTGAACTGTAAAGTTTCAGTTCCAATAGTGCCGTTAGATAGGTAGCTCTGTAGGTTCGATTGCTGACCACTTTCGTAGTTAACAGTGATGGCATTACCGGTATCGGCATCCCACATATTCACTGCACCGTTGGTCTGCACCTGGCCGATATAGCTTCCCTCGGTTTCATCTCTGTAGTAGTGGAACCACACACCTGTGGACGTCGCACCAGACAGTGCTGACGTACCTACACGCATAGCTCCAGGACGTTTGTATAAGCCCTTATTGAGATCAGGTATGCAGTTCAATGCATCTTTAACTTGACCCTGACCCATCTGGCTGTCAGGTACCTTAGATATACCACCAAAGAAGTTAGGAATAGATTGAGTAATACTTGGCATCAGCGACGCAATCCACGGAATGGTTCATAGGCTTGGTAGCCCTGGTCATGTCCCATGCCGAGAAAGTTGTGGTCACCCTGATTGCACTCGTACTCAGTGACGATTGCTCGGGCGTAGCCTTCCTGTTGGCTTAGGAGTTGTACAAGCGTCGGGTTCGACACAAGCTGTGTAGCTGCTCGGACAGAAGCCTTAGCAACAATCAGACGCTTGAAAGGTTGAGGTAGATCCTCGAATGGAAATAACCACACGACGTTCATGTCAAGTGATTTGTCAAACTCATATGTATGGTTGACTTTGTTG